ATCAAGACGCTTTAAATGAATTTTACCGACAGTTTCCAAGAACTGAAGAACATGCATTTAGAGATGAGACTGGTAATAGTTTATTTAATTTAGTTAAAATATATGAACAAATAGATTACAACGAAGGTAATAGGAATTCATCTGTATTAACACCTGGTAACTTTCAATGGACAAATGGAGTTAAAGATACTCAAGTTACTTTTAATCCAGATCCAAATGGACGGTTTAAAGTTAGTTGGGTACCAGGTGGAAAATTACAAAATAACGTTATATTAAAAAATGGCGTAAAATATCCAGGTAATGAACACATGGGCGCGTTTGGGTGTGACTCATATGATATATCTGGAACGGTAGATAGTAGAGGATCAAAAGGAGCTTTACACGGATTAACAAAATACTCAATGGAAGACGCTCCAGCTAATACGTTCTTTTTAGAATATATAGCAAGGCCGCAAACGGCTGAGATATTTTTTGAAGATATTTTAATGGCATTAGTATTTTATGGTATGCCAATACTTGCGGAAAACAATAAACCAAGATTATTATATTATTTACGAAGAAGAGGTTATAGAGGATTTAGCATGAATAGACCAGATAAGATTTGGAACAAACTATCTGTAGCAGAAAAAGAAGTTGGTGGAATACCCAACTCAAGTGAGGATATAAAACAAGCTCATGCGGCCGCTATTGAAATGTATATCAACGACCACGTCGGGTTATTACAAGATGGCACTTATGGTACCATGTATTTTAACGAGACATTAAATGATTGGTCTAAGTTTGATATAAATAAAAGAACAAAACACGACGCTTCTATAAGCTCTGGTTTAGCAATTATGGCCTGTAACAGGCATTTATACAGACCAAATCCAAAACAAAAGAAACAACCAGTAAACCTAAACATATTAAAGTATAACAACAAAGGATTTCAATCGACAATAATAAAAAATAAAGTATGATAACGAACGCTCATATAAACTTTCCATCTCAAGCAGTTAGTGATTTAGAAAAACTTTCCGAAGAATACGGACTTGAGGTTGCAAAAGCTATAAAGCAGGAATGGTTTACCGGTTCCACCTCTAAATATGATGATAATATAAATAATTATCACCAGTTAAGATTATATGCTAGAGGAGAGCAATCAGTACAAAAATATAAAAATGAATTATCTATAAATGGTGATTTATCTTATTTAAATCTTGATTGGAAACCAGTACCTATTGTTCCTAAATTTGTGGATATAGTTGTCAATGGCATGTCACAAAGAAATTACGAAATAAATTGCTTTTCGCAAGACCAGTATGGTGTTAGTAAAAGAACCGCATACATGGAATCTATAATGAATGATATGAAGGCTAAAAATTTTAGCAATCTTGTTAAAGAGCAATTCGATATAGATATATTTGATAATGAGCCTGAAACTTTGCCAGATAACGAAGAAGAACTAGCATTACACATGCAACTGAATTATAAGCAAGCTGTAGAAATAGCTGAAGAGCAAGCCATAGATGTTTTGATGGAAGCTAGTGATTATGATTTAGTAAGAAGAAGATGTTTATATGATTTAGTAACAATTGGAATAGGTGTAACTAAAACAACTTTTGATTGGACCGATGGTGCTAGAGTAAGATACGTTGATCCAGCTAATATGGTGTATTCTTATACTGAATCACCTTATTTTGAAGATGTATATTATGTAGGTGAAGTTAAAGAAATACCGATAAATGAATTAGTTAAAGAGTTCCCGGAATTAACAGAACCTGAAATAAAAGAAATTGTAGATAAATCTGGATCAACATTTTATGATCAAGGGAATTACAGAATGAATGCTGATAAAAACAAAATTCAAGTTTTGTATTTTAATTACAAGACACATATGAATGATGTTTATAAGTTAAAGAAATTAAAGAACGGTGGTGAAAAGGTAATTGAAAAGGATGACACTTTTAATCCACCTGTAGAAAGCATGGGCGGTGACTTTAGCAAACTAGAAAGAGTTGTGGAGTGTTTGTATGAAGGTGTATATTTGATTGGATCTGATAAGTTACTAAAATGGAAGATGGCTGATAATATGATGAGATCAGAATCTGATTTTGGTAGTGTTAAAATGAATTATCAGATAGTAGCGCCTAGAATGTACAGAGGTAGAATAGAGTCTATAGTTAGTAGAATAACTGGATTTGCTGACATGATTCAATTAACTCATTTAAAGTTACAACAAGTAACGTCTAGAATGGTTCCAGATGGAGTTTATCTAGACGTTGATGGTATAGCGGAAGTAGATCTTGGTAATGGTACAAATTATAATCCACAAGAAGCTTTAAACATGTTTTTTCAAACTGGTTCTGTTATTGGTAGAAGTTTTACTTCAGAAGGTGATGGTAATCCTGGTAAAGTACCTATACAACAAATACAATCCGGTGGAGGTGGAAATAAAATACAAAGTTTAATTTCTACATATAATTATTATTTACAAATGATAAGGGATACTACTGGATTAAATGAAGCTAGAGATGCTGCAACACCAGATAAAAACGCTTTAGTTGGCGTGCAAAAATTAGCAGCAGCAAACTCAAATACAGCAACAAGGCATATACTACAATCAATGTTATACTTAACAGCTGAAGTAGCAGAATGTATGTCATTACGGATATCTGATATAGTAGAATATTCACCTACTAAAGACGCTTTTATTAGAGCAATTGGAGCGCATAACGTGGCAACATTAGAGGAATTAAAAGATTTACATCTTTATGACTTTGGTATTTTTATAGAGTTACTACCAGATGAAGAAGAAAGAGCTATGTTGGAAAACAATATTCAAGCTGCTATAGCACAACAATCAATTGATTTAGATGATGCTATAGATTTAAGATCTGTTAGAAATGTTAAACTAGCAAATCAATTATTGAAAGTGAAAAGAAAAGCTAAAGCCTCTAGAGATCAACAAATGCAGCAACAAAATATACAGGCTCAAGCTCAAGCTAACGCTCAAACACAACAAGCTGCAGCACAAGCTGAAGCTCAAAAGCATCAATCAAAGACTCAAGCAGAAGCTCAACTAGAGCAAACAAAAAATCAATTAAAAATTCAATACTTACAACAAGAGATTCAAGCTAAAAAAGAATTAATGCAATTTGAGTTTGAATTAAACTCTCAGTTAGAAGGGATGAGACAAGACACTGATAAAGAAAAGGAAGATAAAAGAGAGACTAGAAAAGATCTAAGAGTAGATAGGCAAGCTAAGCATCAAATGAATATGATTGAGCAAAGAAAACAGGGTGATGCAGATAAAAAATTTGAATCATCAGGTAATGATATACTTACAGGAGGAGCGAATATGGGAAAATTCGGCCTTTAATTTTTTTTAATATTTTATAAAATTTTATTATGATAGAACTAAATGAAGAAGTTACTGAAGAAGTAACTGACTCTGTTGAAGAAACAACAGATGAAAATCAAGATCAACCCGTAGAAGAGATTACGGAAAATAAAGCGGAGCAACCGCGAGATAATAAAGGTAGATTTAAGTCTAAAGAAGATGACAATGTTATTAAAGTAGATTTAAGTAATCCACCTCAAGAAAAGGAGGATAATATAACAAAAGTAAACGTAGGAGAAAGTCCAAAAGAAGAGGTTGTTAATGAGGAACAACCAGTAATAGAAGAGGTCACTGAAGAAGAAAAGGTAGAAGAGGTGAAAGAAGCCGTTGAGGAAGTAATTGCTGAATCAGAAGCTACCGGAAAACCTTTACCAGAAGGAGTTCAAAAACTAGTAGAGTTTATGGACGAAACTGGTGGTGATTTAAACGACTACGTAAAATTAAATAGAGACGTTAAAGATATGGACGACTCTGACGTATTAGATGAGTATTATAGAAATAAGAAATCTCATTTAACACCAGAAGAAAGATCATTCTTATTAGAAGATACTTTCGGTGTTGATGAAGATGTTGATGATGAAAAAACAATACGTAAAAAAAAGATAGCCCTTAAAGAGCAAGTTGCCGAGGCTAGAGCCTACTTAGACGGGCAAAAGTCTAAATACTATGAAGAAATTAAGGCTGGGTCAAAGCTGACTCAAGATCAACAAAAAGCTATTGATTTCTTTAATAGATACAATAAAGAATCTGAAGAACAGAAGAAAACAATCGAAGCAAGAAAAAAAACATTTTTAAATAAAACTGATAATTTATTCACTGATGAATTCAAAGGTTTTGAATACAAAGTTGGGGATAAAAAATACAGATACAATGTTAAGGATGTTGATAAAGTAAAGACAACCCAGAGTGATATCAATAACTTTGTTAATAAGTTTACTAACAATGGAGATGTTATTGATGATGCTAAAGGTTATCATAAATCTTTATTTACTGCTATGAACGCTGATGCTATAGCTAATCATTTTTATGAACAAGGTAAAGCAGATGCTATTAAAAACAGAGTTGCTAAAGATAAAAACATTAATCTAAATCCTAGACAAACTCACGGTGAAACAAACGTTGGTGGTTTAAAGGTTAGAGTATTAGGTCAATCTTCTTCTGATATTAAAAACAGATCGTTTAAAATTAAAAAGAAAAATTAACTTAAAAAAATTATAAATTATGGCAATTACTAATGGGCCGTTGTTAAATAAAGTTCCGTCTGCACAGCAACAAACTTTATCTAGCAACTATATAGACTTCGCAGGCGGTTCGACTGGCTGGGAGCAACAATACCTGCCTGACTTAATGGAAAAAGAAGCTGAAGTTTTCGGACAGAGAACTATTTCAGGTTTTTTATCTCAAGTTGGAGCGGAAGAGGCAATGACTGCTGATCAAGTAGTTTGGTCTGAACAATCAAGATTACACTTATCATATGTTGGTACAGTTGATGCTGATGGTGATACTAATGGTACTTTTGAGGTTACTCATGATATCGACGGATCTGCTGACGGTGAAAATGGTTTTGCTGTTGCAAATCACGGTATTAGAGTAAATGATATTGTACTAATAGCACAAGCTGGTGTTGTAGTTAGAGCACTAGTTGTTGAAACTCCAGCATCTGCTACTGTTACAGTTGAACCTTATGCTACTGCTGCTTTATCAACTTTAACTGATGGTACTGCAACTTTATTAGTTGTAGGTTCTGAGTACGGTAAAGGAGCAAAGTACGCTGACATTACTGGCGCTGCTGCTGCTGATTCAAGAACTGCATTAACTCCTACATTCAAATCTTACAGTAATAAACCAATCATCATGAAAGATTACTACGAAGTATCTGGATCTGATGCATCACAAATTGGATGGGTTGAAATTACTGGAGAAGAAGGACAAAATGGTTACTTATGGTACTTAAAAGCTGAAGGCGATACTAGAGCAAGATTTACTGATTACTTAGAAATGGCAATGCTAGAAGCTGAGAAAACAGCTGCTGCTTCCATTATTGGTTTCAATGGAAGTATTGTTCGTGATGGTACTGATGCTGGTACTGGCGCTGGTACTGAAGGTTTATTTGCAGCTATTGAATCAAGAGGTAATATTACTTCAGGTATAACTGGTGTTAATGCTGCTACTGATTTAGCAGAGTTTGATGCTATTTTAGCTGAGTTCGATAAGCAAGGTGCTATTGAAGAAAATATGATGTTTGTTAATAGAGCTACGTCTCTAGCAATTGATGACATGTTAGCTTCAATGAATTCTTACGGATCTGGAGGTACTTCATATGGAGTATTTGACAATGAAGAAGATATGGCGCTTAATTTAGGTTTCTCAGGATTTAGAAGAGGTTCTTATGACTTCTACAAATCTGATTTTAGATACTTAAATGACAAAGCTACTAGAGGATCAATCAATGATAGAGCAGGTTCTGCAGCTATTAGAGGTGTTATGATTCCTGCTGGTACATCTACTGTGTATGATCAATCTTTAGGTAAAAACTTAAAAAGACCATTCTTACATGTTAGATACAGAGCTTCTCAAACTGATAACCGAAAAATGAAAACTTGGGTTACAGGTTCTGTTGGGGCTGCTACGTCTGCTTTAGATGCAATGCAATTACATATGTTATCAGAAAGATGTTTAGTTACTCAAGGTGCTAACAACTTTATGTTAATGAAGTAAAACTATTTATTTATAAGGGCGGTCTAGTATCGCCCTTATATTTTTATTAATTATATTATATATTATATTATGACAAAGAAAAAAGAAACAACTAAGGTTGAGGAACCTATAGTTCAAGAAACAGCGGTTGTAGAGCAACCTAAGGTAAAAGCTCCTGAAGTAAAAGCTAAACCAAAAAATAATTGGGAAATAAAAGACAGAATGTATTATTTAAAAGGTGGTAAAAAACCTTTATCTAGATCTATTAGACCTGCGAACATACATTGGTTTGATGAGCAAAAAGGTTACGAAAGAGAATTAAAGCATACCTCCAACCAAAGAACATGTTTTGTCGATGAAATGAAAGGTGATCAAAGAATGGAACACATTATATTTAGATCTGGATTTTTAATGGTACCAAAAGAAAAAACAGTATTACAAAAATTACTTTCTTTATATCATCCAGATAGAGATGTTTTATATTATGAAGATAAACCAGTTGCAAAGGCTAAAAATCAAATTGCTTGGTTAGAAATGGAAATAGAAGCATTAAACGCTGCTAGAGACATAAGTATTGATTTAGCTGAAGCTATAATGAGAGCAGAGATTGGCTCTAAAGTATCAGAGTTGAGTTCTAAAGAGCTTAGAAGGGATTTACTACTATTTGCTAGAAGAAATCCTCAATTGATGCTAGAGTTAGTTAATGATAAAAATGTTCAACTTAGAAACTTTGGTATTAAAGCTACAGAAATGAGAATAATCAAATTATCTGCAGATCAAAGAACTTTTACTTGGGGATCTAATGATAGAAAACTAATGACTGTTCCTTTTGAAGAACATCCATATTCAGCGTTAGCCGCTTGGTTTAAAACTGACGAAGGTATGGAGATTTATTCAAATATAGAAAAAAGAATGAATTAACAATTTTTTAATTAATATTAATAGCCACTCATTACGGGTGGCTATTTTTATTTAAGTGCTAACCTTTCACTTTATTATGTAACTATAATATAGTAAAATATAAACAAATGGCAATAAATATAGATACGGTATATCAGAAAGTATTAGCTTTAGCTAATAAAGAGCAAAGAGGTTATATAACACCTCAAGAGTTTAACCTGTTAGCGGATAAAGCTCAGAATGAAATATATGAAAATTACTTTCATAAAGCTAGAACTTCAAATGCTAAAATAAAAGACGACGATCAATATACAGATACGTTAGAAATGATAGAGGCTAAATTAGCCCCTTTTTATAAGCAACATTTAAATGTAACCGTATCCAGTGGTGTCCTTGATTTATCAAACAATGGACTCGGTGCAGATATATATAAAATTGCCTCTGTAACTTATTACGTTAATAATAAATGGTATATTGTTACTGAGGTTAATAAAAGTGAATATAATTATTTAACAACAAATTCAGATTCTGTTTTGTATCCTACTACATCAAGGCCTATATACTTTAGGCAAACTGCTACAAATTTAAATGTAAAACCTATGCCAGCTAATAGTACGTTTTTTACTATTTCTTATTATAAAATACCAACCGCGCCTAAATGGGATTACGTTGTAGTTAATGAAAAAGCTTTATATAACTCTAATAGTAGTGTAGATTTTGAACTAGCTGTTTCTGAAGAAGAGCCATTAGTCTTAAGAATATTAATGTTAGCTGGTTTAACAATACAACGACCTGATGTCACACAAGCTGGTGGCCAAGGTTTACAAATGATTAATCAAGAACAAAATAGCTAATTATGGGATTATTAGGAACAACAACTCAAAGCACTTACTATGATTCATCTAATTCAGGTAATTGGGGTAATTATCAGTTTATAACTTTAGATAATATTATAACTAACTTTATGTACATTTATGTAGGTGAAAATAAAATAATAAATAAAGTAAACAGAACTGATGTACAGTTTCATGGTATGCGAGCCGTGCAAGAATTATCTTACGATGTTCTTAAATCTTTTAAAACTCAAGAAATAGAGGTACCTAACACTTTATCTATGATACTACCTCAAGATTACGTTAATTATACTAAAATAACTAGAGTAGGTACTGATGGTATTGAAAGAATACTATATCCAACTAGAAAAACATCTAATCCATTTGCAATAACACAAGCAACAGATGGCTCGTATACACTTGATACAGCTAGAAGAAAAGTATTTTTAGTAATACCAACCAATGGTGCGGCTGATATTACTGATGGTGATCGTTTTAATTTAATGTATCTTAATGACGACGGGGTAACTGGTGGAGATGTTCATTTTATTTTTGATAAAAATGAAAGTACTGATCAAGGCCCTCCTTCTAACTCTATAGGACCTCATTTTTATATACATTTAGACAGTGAAAATAGAGATGACACAGCAGCGCTTGTGGTTAAAGAAATTAATATATTTAAACATCATACGGCTACACACTTAGGAGATGGTGTTATACAAATAGATTATCTTGATGGATTTTCAGCTACCAGCACTACTACTCAAGGAGTAGGTACTGAAGGTGCTTATGCTGCTGGTGTTGCTACGACTGGTGTAAATGGTACTAATTTAGTAGTTACTATATCAGTAAGCGGTACAGGATCAGCAGAAACCTTATTAGAACAATCACCTAGCAATACGTTGTCTAATTTTCAAGATCAAACTACATCTAACTATAATTTATATGACATAGAATCTTCTTCAGATGTGGAAATCTCTTTTAAAGGTAGAAGATATGGATTAGATCCTGAACATGCTCAAATGAACGGTTCTTTTTATATAGATAATTTGAGAGGAAAAATACATTTTGGCTCAGCTTTATCTGGTGAAACTATAATATTACACTATGTAAGTGATGGATTAGGAACTGATTCAGAAATGGTTGTTCATAAATTTTGCGAAGAAGCTTGTTACAAACATATAATGTACGGAGTTTTATCTGGTAGATCTAACATACCAGAGTATATAGTACAAAGATTTAAAAAAGAAAGATTTGCTGAAACTAGAAAAGCAAAAATAAGATTATCAAATATTAAGATAGAAGAATTTACTCAAGTACTGAAAGGATTAAGTAAACAAATTAAATAACTATGCCACAAATTACACAGAACTTTTCAGGTGCTAAAATGAACAAAGATCTTGATGAGAGAATTGTTCCTAAAGGCCAATATAGAGACGCTTTAAATATAAAGATATCAACTACTGACAGTGATGCTGGTGGTCTAGGTAATGTTGGTACTGTTCAAAATATTCAAGGTAATAGACTAGTAACAACAACTTCTACAACAACTTACGACGGTAAAACTTCTAAAATAATAGCTAGTATTGCAGATGAGGGTACTAATAAAGCATATTTTTTTACAGCAGCCCCAGTTCCAAGACTAGGTGGTATAGAAGGTATACCAGTTGCAAATATAACAACAGAAATAGTTTGGATTGATAGCATATTCGAGGTAACTTCTGTTGGTGATAGTAATAGCATAAATGATGGGGCAATTTTTGTAGATAGATTTGCTGTCACTAATACTAAAGCGGGCGTTTTTACAACCTCTAGTGGTGATATAGTAAATGGTTCTACATATAAATCAAATGGAAGTTTCGAATCTACACCCGCTAACGGTTATGATCAACTACAGGTTTTAGATGGAACGAAGTACAGAGTTGGTATGCGTATATACGCTGTAGATACTAACAACGTTAATTTATTATCTGATGGTAATAATGATTATGTTGAAATAGTTAGAATACAAAGTAACGTACTGACGTTAGCACAAGAACAAACAGTTGATTTAAATACAGCTGTAGCATTAAAGTTTATACATCCAGAAAGAGTTTTAGAGTTTGATTATTATACTGGAGATGTTTTTGATACAATAAGTTTAATACCAACAGCTTCTATAGACGTGTTAGACAATTTACTTATGTGGACAGATGGCAAACACGAGCCAAAGAAAATAAACATAGAAAGATCAAGAGCTGGTACAACGGATTTAACGACTCACACAAAATTATATGTTAATGCTCCTGGTACTGATAATCCAGAAGTTATTAGCGACTTTGAATATGTTGATTTTGCCGGATTATCTACAGATGTAAAAAGAGAACATATTACAGTAATTAAAAAAGCTCCAACCTCACCTCCTAATATTGAAATTTCCAATAAAGATAGAGATCAAGACGCGGACTGCCCAATTCAATTTTTATTTATTCAAACCACTGATGAAGGTTCTCCAGATTATGAAGTTGTACCTAGTATTGGTACTATTAAATTAATTGATTTTCCCGATATTATAAGTCCTAGAGTAGATGACATTTATAGCTTTGTGGCCTCAAATGTTGTTGAACCTATTACTGTAAGAGTTAAAATAACAGATATTGATGATGCTAACCCAAGTTTAGCAACGGTCGAGATATTATTTGCGGATAGTGATTTAACAGTTCAAACAAATCCAAATAATTGGATTGTAAATTTAGAAACTAAAAGACCATTTTTTGAAACAAAATTTGGTAGGTTTGGTTATAGATATCAATATGAAGATAATGAGTATTCTACTTTTTCACCTTGGTCAGATCTAGCTTTTCTGCCTGGTGATTTTTCATATACACCTAGTAAAGGCTTTAATGAAGGGATGTCTAATACTGCTAGAAAAATAATTGTTAGAGATTGGTTACCTACTAATTATACTAGACCTCTTGACGTTAAGACTGTTGATATACTTTGGAAAACAACGGATGACGGAAACGTTTACATAGTCAAAAGTATTAAAAGAGGTATAGACACTGAGTGGATAGACATGGTTGACAATGATAATTTAAGTAACACTGGTGAATTTACTATAACATCAGAAATGATACATAAAGTTGTTGAATCAAATCAACTACTTAGAGCTTGGGATAATGTGCCAAGATATGCTAAGGCTCAAACAATAACTAGCAATAGACTTGTTTACGGCAACTACACGCAAGGTTACAATTTAGATGCCAATATTGGTTTACTGCAAACAGTAGTCTCTAAAAAAGGATTATTTCCAACAGCTCAAAAATCTGTGAAGTCTATTAGAAATTATCAATTTGGTGTAGTACTAGGAGATAAATATGGTAGAGAAACTCCAGTAATTTCTAACGGATATAAATCAGCAGAAGGACAAGTTATGCCTGGCGCGTCTAAAGTATTAAAAAGTTTATCTAGTTATTCAAACAAATTTAAAATAAAACAAAGCTGGACTAACTCTAACCCAACAAGGATGCCTTGGATGGAATACGTTAAATACTACGTTAAAGAAACCTCTAACGAATATTACAATTTAGTATTAGACAGGATATATGATGCA